TTCTTCTTCGGTCACAGCGACCATCTCTAGAAATGGTGATTTAGTCACTAACTTGTGGTTAGCAGGGACAATTAATACTCTCGGCAATGTTCAAGGCACGGCGGATACAGGATCATCCTGGTGGACTTGGACCAATAATACAGGACACGCTTTAGTTAAAGATGTTGAGATTGAAATTGGTGGTCAAAGAATTGATCGTCATTATTCACAGTGGTTAGATGTCTGGAATGAATTATCTGATCATGACCGTCGCGAATGGACCGGTCTTAATAAGCATGATTCTGCGACTTATGGGGTTGACGCCTCGCATAATGCCACAACCGGAGATTCTCTCACAGTATATGTACCTTTACAATTTTGGTTTTGCCGTAATCCTGGTCTCGCTTTACCGTTAATTGCTCTCCAATATCACGAAGTTAAGGTAAAATTAACTACAAATGCTATGAAAGCTTTAACAAATCAGTCGGCGGGGACGCCGGCAGCTGCTGATACAGGGAGTGCCGCAGATGTTAAATTGTGGGCCGATTACATCTACTTGGACACCGATGAACGTCGCAGATTCGCCCAAGTATCTCATGAATATCTTATCGAGCAGGTTCAAAGAGAAACAGGAACAATGGCTGCTGCCGGCGGAACACATTCACAAAAATTGAATTTCAATCATCCGGTGAAAGAACTAATTTGGGTTGGACAGGTGACGCGCGCAGTCACGGAAGGGGTCGGGGACACTACCGACAACGAAACAGACATCTCTGTTAATGGCGGTGCGAACGCGACGGATGGTGCCCAAACCATGGCGGTGGCTTGGCAGAGGAATGATTGGTTTAATTATGGTCCCTCGACTGGGATTGGCCAATTTAACTCAGAAATCTTACACGCGGAGACCTCTTTTGAGCATTTCGATACAGCACAATTAAAATTAAATGGACACGATCGTTTTGCGAAACGTAAAGCTTCCTATTTTAGACTGTGCCAACCCCTTCAAGCTGGGCACAGGATTTCTGGCATGGACCCGGAGAAAAAAATATACTGCTATTCCTTTGCCCTAAAACCGGAAGAACATCAACCATCGGGAACCTGTAATTTCTCCAGAATAGACAACGCTAAATTAGACCTAGTATTCGCGAACACCGCCACAAGCAAAAACTTAACAGTCTATGCGATTAATTACAACGTCCTCAGAATCATGTCGGGTATGGGTGGTCTCGCTTACTCCAATTAAATGATTTAAACTAAATTATTTTTCCTTAACTTCTTAAAAATCTTAAATTATCACAAAATAATTTAAAAATACAAAAATACATAAATACAAAATAAACTTTAAATTAAGTAGATCTTAGGCCGCAACGGTGGCAACTGTCCACACTCCGACGTCGCCCTTGCCCAGTGCGACAGGGTTAGTTTTAACTGTCCAACTTCCATCTTTTGCGCAATAAAACCAAATTTCAGAACCATTCCCCATCAGGGTATGGGTTGCCCCGCCCGTCCATATAATTTCATTAGATGTTGGAGCAGCGGTGGTGCCGGCTGTTACTACAGACGTTGCTGTTACACTATTGGGCCTACCAATTACTTGTTTGGCAAATACGTCGGTCGCAATATTTGTTTGGATTGTTAAAGCATTCGCTTGGTCGAGCGTGCTCACCGCATTAAATCTTAAAAGGAGGGCGGTACCTTTTTTAGCCGGTGGTAAACTAACTTGGGCGGCGGCGCTGGCGTCACCCGTGTATTCGTTTACAGCACCAGGAGCCATTAAATGAGTAACCGTATCAAAAACAAAATTCCCGAGAGCTTCACCGGCAGCGCCGTGAACTTGAGATATAGTTTTTGAAGCATTATGAAACAAATCGGAGCATTCACTCATAAAGGCAGCGTGTTGTCCCGTGAAGTCGTTCGCGTGCATACTCCCCTTAATCCGAATAGACGATGTAAGCAAAACCATTTTATACTATAGCATAGAAAAAAATTTTAGGTAAAAATAAACACAAATTTTAAAAAGAATTCTTTTCTAATTTTCTTAAAGAAAGAAACGTAATAAAAAAATCTATGTTATATGTATAAATATGGGAGGAGGATTAATGGAACTCGTTGCCTATGGCGCACAAGACATCTATTTAACAGGAAATCCCCAGATTACTTTCTTTAAGGTAGTTTACAGAAGACACACAAACTTCTCGATGGAAGCAATTCAACAAACATGGATTGGGTCAAATTTAGCTACCGCATCTACTAACTCACCAGTTCAATGTGAGGCTATCATTTCAAGAGATGGTGATTTAATACACAGAATGTATTTAGAATTAAATGTAACTAATCCAGCTGCTGTGGTGAAAGGCAGCAAGGACCAAGATTATAATGTAACATCTGCCTTATTAAATAGTGTTGAATTACAGATTGGTGGTCAAACGATAGATAAACAGAGTGGTGCGTGGATGGAAACATTTGCCGAACTTACAGAACCAAACCCAGATGGTACAAGACGTGTTTATAGTGATGAAGGGGGGACATTATTTCAAAATATGTCCGGTTTTGGGGGATGCAACAGGGACAATACCAATATATTTTCAGCAGGAGCAAATCCTACATTTATTGTGCCTTTATTTTTCTGGTTCTGTCGGAATCCAGGATTAGCACTCCCTTTAATTGCTCTTCAGTATCACGAAGTGAAAATTATCTTAAGTCACGTATATAATACTGCTGATCATAAGTTTACAAATAATAAATTATGGTGTGATTACATCTATCTTGATACGGATGAAAGGAAACGCTTTGCCCAGGTTTCACACGAGTATTTAATTGAACAAGTACAGGAAGATTTTATAGGACGCAACACCTCGAGTCCATATAATTCGTTTCAAAGTCCTCATACTATAAATTTTAATCACCCTGTTAAGGAATTAATATTTATACGTCATCAGTCCACTGCTGGCAAATTGTCAGGTGAGTTAAAACTAATATCTGCAATTAGTGACCCAGTTGTTTTCAAGTTAAATCTAAATGGTTTGGATCGTTTTAAAGAGAGAGACTACAAGTATTTTACTAGAACTCAAGTTTATCAACATCATACGGGTGGAGGTATAATTTCTTCAAGCTCTGCCACAACATCACTTTCAGGATGTCTAGGTGATACAATCGGAGTATACTCATTTGCTTTAAAACCAGAAGAACATCAACCATCCGGAACATGTAATTTTTCAAGGATTGACAGTGCTAAAATTGAAGTAACTTCGGGAACTTTATTTATAACTCACATTTTCGCCGTCAATTACAATGTCCTAAGAATTATGTCTGGTATGGGCGGGTTAGCATATTCTAATTAATTCTTAAGTTTCTTTTATCTTATTTACTTTTTCATAAAATAGAAAAATTTCCCATAAATTTTTTCTATGCTATAGTATAAAATATGGGGGGAGGATTAATGCAACTTGTCGCTTATGGCGCTCAGGATATTTACCTAACGGGTAACCCGCAAATTACTTTCTTTAAGGTTGTCTACCGCAGACACACGAACTTCTCGATGGAGGCTATTCAACAGACATGGAGCGGAACCTCCACTACGTCTGGTCGTTGCACCGCTACTATTTCAAGAAATGGTGATTTAATCAACAGAATGTATCTAGAAATTATGGCGAACTCCAGCAACTGGGATACGAATAATCCAGGAGCAAAATTTATTGATACCATTGAATTGGAAATTGGCGGTCAGCAAATTGACAAACACAGTGGTCAATGGATGGAAACATGGGCAGAATTAACAGAACCGAATCCGACAGGAACAGGTCAGGATGGTACGCTCGGCACCAACGGAACAGCATTTCAAAGGATGTCTGGTATGGGAAGTGTGGATACGGATTTTACTAATCGACGATTATTTATCCCACTTCAGTTCTGGTTTTGCCGCAATCCGGGTCTTGCTTTACCGTTGATTGCTCTTCAATATCATGAAGTTAAAGTTATATTAAATCAACTTGCAACTACTGTAGAGACCAACGGCGCCCTCTCCGAAAATAATCTATGGTGTGATTATATCTACCTCGATACCGATGAAAGACGTAGATTTGCTCAAGTTTCACACGAATATTTAATTGAACAAGTACAAGAACAGACGTGTCAAGCTGCTATAACGAATGATCTTAACTTTAATCACCCTGTTAAAGAATTAATTTGGGTTGGCGCTGCTTGGACATCGGGCGGCACGGCAAACACGGTTACAGTGGAGGGCGACAAATGGCAATTAAAATTAAATGGACATGATCGT